AGTGGAAAGGATGATAGAGAGGCAGATACTGTTGCTCGCATACGCACCTTTATTTTTGTGTCTTACATGGTTACCAATGTTGCCATCGTTGCGAATGCTATCCGCCATTGGGACGATGTAAAAACTGGCACACCTGTTGCTGAATGCTCTGAGAGTCTGCTATAATACACAGGTAACCAACGGAGACGGATGAACACTCAAGAGGTCAAAGGCACTCTCGCCAAACTGCTCGCAACTGAGAATCTTACTGTGGAGCATCGTCGGGTGAGCACTGCTGCATTTGATGTTGAGAAGCGTTTGCTTATCCTTCCTATCTGGAAGACTGCTTCTAACACCGTCTATGACCTCCTGGTGGGTCATGAAGTAGGTCATGCTCTCTATACCCCTAATGAGGACTACGGAGGTGTCTCAAAGGCATTTATCAACGTCCTAGAGGATGCTCGCATCGAACGTATGATGAAGCGTACCTACCCTGGTCTTCGTCGTTCTTTCTTTGAAGGTTACAAAGAACTCTGGGAACAAGACTTTTTCGGTGTGAAAAATGATGATCCCAATACTCTTTCTCTGATTGACCGTATCAATCTTTACTTCAAGGGCAATCCCGATATTCCATTTACCGATGAAGAGTTGGTATGGGTTAAGCGAGCAGCAAAAACTGTATCTTTTCAAGATGTTGTTACTCTTGCAAAAGAACTGTATGAATTCTGCTCTCAGAAGCAAGAGGAGCAACATGAAATGTCTGTTCCCCCTTCGCCTGACGGTAACAAAGAAGCAGACCGTGAAGAAGAAGTAAATCCTTCTTCTGAGGACGGTGATGATGAAAGTGAAAGTTCCGATGGCGAAGAATCTGAGCAGCAAGAACTAGAAGATGGTGAGGTACAACTAGAAGTTCCATCTTATCAAGGTGGTCAAGTTGATGAAACCAAGTCTGTGACTGATGATGCACTTGCTCAGGCACTTGAAACTCTTATTGATGACCATGCTAAAGAGTGGGTGTATCTTTCTATCCCTGATCCTAAAGTTGATGATTACATTGTTCCATTCAAAGTTATTCAACACAATCTGAACAATCATTTCTATGATGCAGATCGACCCTTTGACTGGGCAGAGCATGTTCAGTATTCTGTAGATCACTACAACTCTTTCAAGAAAGATACTCAGAAGACTGTCAACTATCTGTGTAAGCAGTTTGAAATGAAGAAGTCTGCAGACGAGTATCGTCGTGCTGCAACCTCTAAGACTGGTGTTCTTGACACTAACAAACTGCACACGTACAAGTACAATGATGACATCTTCAAGAAAGTCACTGCCATTCCTGAAGGTAAGAATCACGGTCTCGTGATGTATCTTGACTGGTCTGGTTCTATGCAGCACCAGTTGCTTGACACTCTGAAGCAAACCTACAATCTTATTTGGTTCTGTAAAAAATCTGGTATTCCGTTCAGGGTGTATGCTTTCCAGTCTGGTTATGGCATGAACGATCTGGATGGTCATCCTGGTGATCAGCAAGAGAAAACACTTGCTATTGCCTCGGATTTCCGTCTCCTTGAGTTATTCTCTTCTCGTCAGAATAAGCAGTCTCTAGATAAGTCCATGCAACTTGTTTATACACAAGTCTTTGCTATGGGTGGTTGGCGTCTTTCCTATCTGTCGGAATATACTCTGGGTGGTACTCCTTTGGCAGAAGCAGTTTATTGCACCCGTAACATTGTCGCTAACCTCAAGAAAGTTGAGCGTGTGAGCAAAGTCAATGTTATCTGTCTGACTGATGGTGAAGCAAACCCCATGAGTTATGTTCACCGCTTTGAGGACGATCATCCTTACCGTCCTGGTCATCAACGCTATCAATACTTGTGTCACACTCGTGGCAAACTGTTCTTCCTTCGCGATTCTAAGACTGGATACACTCGTAAAATCTCACCTCATCCTTATGAAACTACAAAGGAGATCGTATCTTTCTATCGTGAAATTACTGACTACAACTGGATTGGCATTCGTCTTTGCAACAGAGGTGATCTGACTAAACTTATTCGTGAGTTTGCCAATGATGAATATGATGCTATCGACAAGCAATGGAAGAAAGAACGATTTGCTTCTATCAAAAATCGTGCAGGATTTACTGAAGCGTTCTACATGCCCGAGAAAGGAAACGGTGCAGGCACTCAAGATCTTGAGGTAAAGCAGAAAAAAGAAGTTGCTACCAAAGCAGAACTGACCCGTGCATTCAAAAAGCACATGGGTTCTAAAATGTCAAACAAAACTATCCTCAATGCATTCATTGAGCAAATCGCATGAAGTGTAAAGTACAACTCTATAAAGCAGGCACCGTCTTTGATGAGATCGTGATTGCTCGGGATTACGATGATGCCCGAAAAGTGGCACTAGCGAGAAATCCTGGTGCTCAAGTCATGGGTGTGACAGCAGTGTTCGACTAAATAACTGTCCTAGACCCTCCCGTTCGGGGGGGTTTTCTGCTATAATAAAAAGGTAATCAAGAGAGGAGCAATGCCCCGCAAGTCTGAAGTCACCACTGCACAGATCGTTCAGAACCTGATTGAGAACTTCGGCACCGAAGTTTGCACCGATCAAGTTCGTAAGTCAGCAGAATACATTGGTGTATCTTATGCTACTGCTTGTAAGCGTCTCGACTCTTATAAATCTAGCAGGGGTAAATGGAACCTGACTGCTCAGGAAATCCAGCAAGCATATGAAGCACCCTCTGCTGTCTCTTCTGTAAACTACATTCCAGATAAAGATGATTCCTATGTCCAGTTTGGTAATTTTCAGTCTGTACGCAAAGTTGTTCAGTCTCGTAAGTTCTACCCAATCTTCATTACGGGTCTCTCTGGCAATGGTAAAACAATGTCTGTTGAACAGGCTTGTGCTGCAGCAAAGCGAGAGTTGATTCGTGTCAACATCACCATCGAAACGGACGAAGATGATCTTATTGGCGGTTTCCGTCTCGTCAATGGTGATACTGTTTGGCACAATGGTCCTGTCATTGAGGCTTTGGAAAGGGGAGCTGTTCTCCTTCTAGATGAGATTGACCTTGCTTCTAACAAGATTCTCTGTCTGCAGTCTGTCCTTGAGGGCAAGGGTGTATTCCTTAAGAAGATTGGTAAATATATTCGTCCTGTGGAAGGTTTTAATGTTATTGCAACTGCAAATACTAAAGGTAAAGGCAGCGATGACGGTCGCTTTGTTGGAACTAATATTCTCAATGAGGCATTCCTCGAACGTTTCCCCGTTACCTTCGAGCAAGATTATCCCGCTGCCACTGTAGAGACAAAGATTCTTCAGAACGCTGGTGCTGATGACCAGTTTGCTGAGAACCTTGTTAAGTGGGCAGGTGTTATCCGTAAGACTTTCTTTGACGGTGGGGTTGATGAGGTCATCACCACTCGTCGTCTGGTTCATATTGTTCAAGCATATAGCATCTTTGGTGATCGTCTGGATGCTATCACTAAGTGTGTCAATCGTTTCGATGATGACACTAAACAATCCTTCCTGGATCTTTATACTAAGGTTGACGCAGGTGAGGATTCAGAGTACAATGACAACGAAGAATCTAATTGATTATGAACAAGTACAATGAAGATGCAACTCTAGATGAGTTGCGTACTTACATCACCGATACTTATCGTCAGCATTATTCTACTGGTGATGATGGTATTCAAACCCTTGATTTGATTGAAGCATGTGGTGATGGAGAAGCATTCTGTCGGAGTAACATTCTGAAGTATGCCTCTCGATATGATAAAAAGGGCACTGCCCGCCGTGACATTCTTAAAGTGTTGCACTATGCAGTTCTTCTACTGCACTTCAATGATAAAAATGCCCAACGTGAAGAGTACCCTCAATGACAGTTATTTCCAAATCCACCGTTGAAGTTCTTAAGAACTTTTGTTCGATCAATAAGTCGATCGTTATCAAACCTGGCAATCAAGTTTCTACTCTCAGCATTAACAAGAACATTCTCGCTATCGCTGACGTTGAAGAACAGTTTGATACGCAGATCTCTATTTACGATTTGGGTGTATTTCTTGGCGGGTTGTCTCTCTTTGATCAACCAAAGATTGATACCACTCAGACCAACTATGTCACTGTAAGTGATCAGCGTGGTAAGTCTAAGACTCGTTTTTTCTACGCTGATCCTGATATCATCACTCAACCTCCTGAGAAAGAAATCAATCTCCCTTCTATTGACTGTGACTTTGCTCTGAATGCTGATGTTCTGGCACAACTCCAACGTGCAGCAACAGTCTATCAACTGCCTGACCTCTGTCTTTTTGGTCATGAAGGTGCTGTTCAAATCATGGTAACTGATAAGAAGAACGATACTTCCAATAGTTACTCTGTTGAACTTCCCGACGCTGTTATCGGTGATGAAGAGTTCTGCTTCTGCTTCAAGGTTGAGAATCTGAAGTTGCTGCCAGGCAGTTATCACGTTATGATCAGTAAGCAAAACGTTGCCGAGTTCCGTGGCGACGGTATCAAATACTTCATTGCACTCGAACCTAACAACTGATGAATAATTTTTTATGGGTAGAGAAGTATCGTCCTCAGAAAGTTGAAGACTGTATACTTCCTGCTAATGTGAAACAAACCTTCCAGAGTTTTATTGAGCAGGGTGAGATTCCTAATCTTCTCCTCTCTGGAACTGCTGGTGTTGGCAAGACAACTATTGCCAAGGCACTCTGCCATGAACTTGGAGCAGACTACTATGTTATCAATGGGTCCGATGAGGGACGTTTCCTGGACACTGTACGCAATCAGGCAAAATCCTTTGCTTCTACTGTGTCTCTCACTGCTTCTGCTAAGCACAAAGTTCTTATCATTGATGAGGCGGACAACACGACCCCAGATGTCCAACTACTACTTCGTGCAAGTATCGAAGAGTTCCAGAAAAACTGTCGGTTCATCTTCACTTGTAATTTCAAAAACAAGATTATTGAACCGCTACATAGCAGAACAACAGTCGTAGAGTTTAATGTCCGAGGACAAACCAAACAAGAACTTGCTGGTGCGTTTTTTACAAGGTGTCAAGATATCCTCAGGCGCGAGGAGGTCACCTTCGCTCCTAGAGTTGTTGCCGAAGTCGTCCAGAAATACTTCCCCGATTTCCGACGTACCATCAACGAACTCCAACGATATGCCAGCACAGGGTCTATCGACACTGGCATTCTGGCGACGTTAGGTGATGCTAATGTAGACACTCTTGTATCAGCACTGAAGAATAAGAAGTTTAATGATGTGAAGAAGTGGGTGACACAGAACCTTGATTCTGACCCTTCATCTATCATGCGTAAACTCTATGACAGTCTGTCTGGTATAATGGATGGTCCTAGTGTCGCTGCTGCTGTTCTGATTATTGCTGAGTATCAATACAAGTCTGCGTTTGCTGTAGACCAAGAGATCAATCTGCTCGCCTGTCTAACACAACTAATGCTGGAGTGTAACTTCAAATGAAAGACGTAAAACTGATTCGACTCATCACTGGCGAAGAGATTGTTGCAGAAGTTCTTGATTGGAATAACGGTGTTCTGACTGTTCAGAATGCTCTGGTAGTCATTCCTCAGCAGGGACAAATAGGTTTTGCTCCATGGGCAACTGTAATCGATCCCGAGCAACCTGAGATTGGACTGGATATGAAACATATTATCTATTCTGTTGCAGTGGCACCTGCAGTCGTTGAGCAGTATGCTAAAATCTTTGGTAGCAACATTGTCCTCCCCGAGAAGCAGTTGATTCTATGACCTCTTTGAAAACACCTTTAAGGTATCCTGGTGGAAAGTCTCGTGCTGTCAAAAAGATGGCAGAGTTTTTTCCACTTTTTTCTGACTATAAAGAGTTTCGTGAACCATTTGTAGGTGGTGGTTCTGTAGCATTGTATATCTCTCAGATGTATCCCCACCTAACTATTTGGGTTAATGATCTTTATGAACCGCTATACACTTTCTGGAAACAACTTCAACTGAATGGTCATGAAATTAAGAACGAACTCGTCCAACTTAAACAAAGGCACCCTGACCCCAGTTCGGCAAAATATCTTTTCCTCGAAGCTAAAGAATACTTGGGACGAGATCCGAGAGTCACTACTCCTAAGGACCGTGCTGTCAGTTTCTATATTGTTAACAAGTGCTCTTTTTCTGGTCTCTCTGAGTCCTCCTCGTTCAGTAAGCAGGCGTCAGATTCAAACTTTAGTATGCGAGGAATTGATAAACTCCCCTACTATTCTCAACTCATCCGAAACTGGCAGATTACTAACCTGTCGTATGAGCAACTTCTAACTGATGAAAAAGATATCTTTGTATATCTAGATCCTCCCTATGAGATCAAGTCAAATCTCTATGGAAAGAAGGGTGGAATGCACAAAGGATTCGACCATGATAAGTTCTTCTTTGATTGTGATAAGTTTGAATGTGACCAGATGGTCTCCTATAACTCTTCCAATCTCATTAAGTCAAGGTTTATTGACTGGAAACCTTATGAGTATGATCATACCTACACCATGCGAAGTGTCGGTGAATACATGCAAGAACAGCAACAGCGTAAAGAACTCCTGCTCCTGAACTATGTCATATGATGAAAGGTATCCTCTCAAGGATTATCTGAATACGATTAATCTATCAAAGAAGAATCTCATGGAGGGTGAAGACCCTCTTTGGGAGAAGAACTATCCCCCTTACATTATCAATAAGTGCATGTCGCATCACATGGATACTGTGATGTTTGCAAATGAAATGAATCAGTATCCAAATCTGGATAAGAAACTGCAATATGATTTCTTTATAAATACCGTCAGGTCCCGTAAGAGATTTTCTCCATGGGGTAAAAAAGAAAAGGTGAAGGATATTGAACTTGTAAAAGAGTTCTATGGTTATTCAACCGAGAAAGCGATGCAAGCACTCAGGATTCTTACCGACAACCAACTTGAAATTATTAAAGATAAACTGAATAAAGGGGGTAAGAAAC